ATCAACTATATTAGCACCTAGCTTAAGTGTACACTGTATAGGTAGTATGTTCTTACGCCCTAATGCATTTACTGCAAAGTCCAATGACTTAATGCTTGAAGGTGGTACTTCAAAAGAGAAAGGCATATTAGTTATATCATCTACTGGGTTACCTGCTTCATCAGTGACACCTGTTGCGGATAACTCACCAAAGAGAATCTTCTTACGCTTGATACTGCGAATCAGATCCTTAGTTTTTTCAGGTACGCTATCCCAATCTTCAATGTAACCTGATGGTCTGCCAAGATTAAATGTACCAACGTTATCTTTAAGGTCACCCTTGAGATCGGTAGCCATGACTGTCTTCATCATCATCTCTTCTTTGGCATCCCACTTAGACCACTGCTGTCTGATTGCAAAGATACGTACAGTAGGACTAGTTGCGTAGACAACATCATCCTCACCTCTTGTGATCTTGTATGATCCTGACGGTACAACCTCAGTCTTAATAGACTTTCCGTTAACATCAATCTCACCCATGATACCAGTGTGCATCAGGTTTACTCTAGGTAAAGCAGCAGTCTTTCTTTCGCCACCGCTTTGAGGAGTTACACCTACTGCCTCTGCAAGAGACATACCTAAATCGTTTTGTATTGCTAGTTCTGTATTCATGTTTTACTTACTTCCTTTTAAAGTTAAAGATGGTTAGTTATACCTTAAACGTCCACTGTGTCAAGCCAATTCTTTCCTATCTTAGCTTCTAATAATAGTGGCACATTCATTTCTACATCGTATGCGTCTTTTATGACACAGTTTAGATTAGTATTGATAGTCTCTACTATATCCAAAACTTTTGTTACTTCGTCAGGGTGTACATCTATCACCATAGAGTCGTGAACTGTGTTGACTAAGCATGACTGTAGAGGCTTAAGCAATTGTTCAAACTCTAGTAGTACTACAGGAACGATGTCACCTGTAGCAAATCCTTGAACAGGGTAGTTCTTTATCATAGTAAAGTGTGATACGTTACCATTACTCCTACGAGTCACATCAGGAAACGCATACTGTCTACCACTTACGTTAGTTATCTTGAGAAACCTCATGGCTTCATCACCTAACTTCTTATGCCACTTAGCTACACCTGTGTACTTCTCATTAAAGTGTTTGTAGTAGGCGGCTACAGCCTTTGGTCTACCATACCCTGTAGCCCCGAAGAGTGGGGCGAATGTATGTTCCTTTGCTGCTTGCCTGGCTGTAGGCTGCCCTGCATCACTGATAACCTTAGCCGTGTAGGAGTGTACATCAAACCCTGTATCTATCTCCTGCATGGCTGTGCTGTCCTGTGAGAGGAATGCAGCAACTCGAAACTCCAATTGAGCAAAGTCACATTCCATTATCTGTCCATCCTCCCATCGTGATATGAACACACGCTTCACTGGGAATGTTCCTCCTCTTGGCATGTTTTGCATGTTGGGATTGCGTCCAGAAAATCTACCTGTACTGGTAATACTTTGGGTAAGGTTAACGTGTAGGAATCCGTCTGGTTTGGTATATATGTCGATACCATCCACGAAGCTGCTAAGGTAACTGCTAATAGCAGACAGACGCTTAAGGTCAGTAAGGAAATCAAGAGCAGACTCCATGCCGTTGCTTGTAGCGGTAGCCATAAGACTTTCAAGGTTGCCCTTACTAGTACTGAAACCATTTGCACTTATCCATTTCTTACTTGGTGCAGAGAAACATAAACCTGCCACATCTTTAGTTTTAGTTAGTAGATAACCTCTACCGTCACATGGCTTACATTTAGTTGGTAGCTTGTAAAGCGTACCATCTTTACGTAACCTGTGTACTAAGCCACGCCCATTACATTTAGTGCAAGTACTAGCTTTAGTCTTTCTGATGATAGAACTGTTTGCTTCTATTGCTTCTCTAAATTCTTGTTGTGTCTCAGTGTAGTCAAACAAATCAGCCCATTCTTTTTTGTTGTGCACACGTCTACTAAAGATAACTTGAGATGCTTGTTCAGGACTGTTAAGATTAATAGGTGTATCGCCCATAAGATTACGAGTCTTACGTTGTAACCTATCTTCTATTTCAGTTTTCTCTTTCTCAAACTCTAGTCGGACTTCTTGAAGGGCACTTCTGTCCACACGGATTCCTGACATATACATTCGGGTGAGGGCTTTACAGGTACGGAAGGTAATGTCTCTAACTTTATGTAAGGACTCTGATTCTGGTTGGGAGTAGTCTTGTTCCAAGGCAAGGAACAACTCACGAGTAATGTCGAGGTCACTCCTAAGATAAAAAAGAAGCTCTTGTAAAGGTATCTCATTGGTGTTGTATCCTTTCTTGTAATACTCCTTGAGAGTGTCTTGCTTCTGATAGTTTAACTGCCTACGTTCAGCGCAAGCTTCTAAGCTTATAGGTTCTTTCTGCCCACGTTGTAGTAGGTACTCAGCTAACATCGTGTCATAAATGTCACCATCATACTTGAAGCCTGACTCCCACAGCCACATCAAGTCATGCTGTGCATTGTGCATGATCAAGAGCGTTGTGTTATCTAGTACAGTCTGAATGTTCTTAGCTTTTGTACCACCAACGTCTTGTGCTTCCTTATGGTTAAGCGTGAACAAATGTGTCTCATCAATGTTGTCTACGTTCTGCACACCTACTTGCACAAGCTCAAGTCCAGGCTCAAACGGATCAAGGATGTTCTTCTTCTCTCGTTTGGTTATTGTATTCTCTACGTCAAGTATAAGTCTCATGCTAAGTACTGACTCCTATCTCCATCTAACTCACAGTGAATAGTACCATGCCACCCACCCTTGAGTTTGTTCTTGGCTATACAAAGATGCCGTTGATTACTTTCATCTTCGTCTTGTCCCTCTACTACTTTGTTCTTTGATATAAGAATCATCAAGTCAGCTTCCGCTGCTTTACCAGTACGGCTACCCTCAAGCATAGATTGATCAGGATGTACCAAACCTTCTGCTGCTGCACTCAACTGTGACATCCATATGATTGCACAATTATGTTCCTTAGATATGTTACGTGCATGTATGGCTGCTTCCTTAAGATAGATGTCTGACTTGTCACTTGTCTTTGATGCAAACTTGTCACCCATGTCAAGCACTACGATGTCAGGTTGATAAGCTTTTATGATAGCCTCTACCCATGCCATGTCTTTACCTGTACTGTCTTTAATGAATACGTTCTTCTCTACTGGATCGTAGCGTAATGCAGCCACAGCCATGTTAGTCTTGACTTCATCCATGCTCATACTTGTAGCGGCACTAAGGTATCTTGCACCTACACGTTCATAACTTTCTTCATTGCACAGCACCATACACTTAGCACCCTGTGAAGCAAAGCCATCAGGTGCAGCTATTGTACTAGCGTGAAAGCTAGTCTTACCTGTGTTAGGTCTAGCACCTACAACAACCAAGTGCCCTGCGCTGATGCCCTCTGTCTTACGTCTAAGGGTAGGTATGTTCCACTTCCATTGTGACTGTATATCGTTAGCTTTGAGTAATGTATCAATGCTTGTATCATCCCACTCTACCTTGAGGTTGGGTAGGAAATCATCTTGATAGTTACTCAGTATGCTACGCAAAGGTTCTAAGCTAGACTGTGATCCATTAACGTAGTCAAAGCCAAGGTTAGCTATCTCTTCACCTACCACCTGTTGAAATAGCTTAGATAAAATATCATCAGCTATCTCTGTAGACAGGGGTTTCTCTCGTGCAACCTTTTGAAACAACTCACTAAACACTAGCTTGTTAGCTGTTGTCATACTGGTATTGTTAACAAAGAACAGAGACTCTAACTCTGTAGGTGTAATGTTCTTACCGTATGTATCCATAGCGTAGTCAAGAGTCTGCTTGATCTTACGTGCATCCTTACTGAATATCTTATCAGGACATCGTATACCCTTGTGGTTATCGTAGAACTCTTTGTCCAACATAGTACGGATTAATGCTAATTCCATCATGTGTATCTCCTCTCTCAATCAAAACTTGTCTCCTTGTTGTAGACTTTAGCTAACTCTTCATCGAAAGCTTTGTCTGATGCGTATCTCTTACATGCCTCTAACACTTCATCTACTGTCAAGTCAACGTAGACTTTACCTAATGGTACACGTTCATCAATTATTGCTGTCTTAGACATAACTCTTCCTATACTTTAGAGGAAAGCCTTCTTTGTTCCATCCTTTACTAACTTGTTCTGCTGCCCACGAGTAGTTGACATTCCAATGTCTCGCTGCTTCAGCTATACTCTTAAAGTCTTTGCCGTGTAACCGACAGGCTCTACCTCTTTGCTGTTGCGTTGGCTCTACCTTGATACGGATATGGCATGGTACATTCTTTGGTTGCATTACTTGTCTCCTACATTCTTGGGTGCGTATACTGCACCGTTGTACTGGCTACCTGTTTTGTTATCTACTCCAAAGTTAAAGTACGCTAGTACTACTAGCATTGCCATTATCCAGTAGAAGGTAACCTTTACCCACTTAATAAATGCTTCGTATGTTAGCTTTGCTTCTAACTCTGCTTCTTCACTTGGTGTCATTAAACTATCTCCTCTAGTTTTTTAATGTCTGCTTCTACTTTATATTTAATATCATCATAGAGTCTTAACGCTATAGTTTCTAACCCTGTGTAAGCCTCTATCTCTCTCTTGTACTCTAGTGTTTTATAGGCAGCGTCAGGGTCTAATGCTACTATAACTTTGTAAAAATTATCTAAGTGTTGCATATTAGATACATTAAATGATGTGCCCAGTATAGCTAGACCTGTTAATCCAGGGAATAGTTTAGCTGCTACAGTCGCACTGATAACATCTTCTACTATCATTACGACACCGCTAGGCTTACCTACGACACGAGTGAATACAGTAGGTGTCCTATCGTAACGCTTCCACTTAACTTGCCCTGCGTAAGATGTACATCTACCTATAGCCCCAACTAATTTGCCTCTGTCATAGATAGGAAACACTACACGTCCATCCATTACATCATACATCAAGTCCTCACCATACAAGCCCCACCTACCTATAAACCTTTCGTGATCTCTGTGTTCTGCAGTAGGTGTTACTACATACTCAGGCCAAGTGAACGGCTCGTGTTCAGACTCAGGTTCTTCATACCCTTTGAGCTTACGCTGTATCTCTCGTGCTGTCATACCTGATGACACTACACCTTTGGTATTACAGTCAAGCTTGTAGCAGTTGTAGAGCAGCGCACTACCATCTCGTATAGCAGTGAATGTGTTCTTACCTTTGCACTTAGGGCAGTCACCTCTGTGTCTGTATTCTTCTTTTAAATCAAGCGACTCCAAGTAGTTCTTAATGTTGGTCATTTGTATTCAACTCCCTCAAATATGTGTTTGTATGTATTCTGTGACAGTTTGCACAAAGAACATCACACTTTGCCAACTCTTCTTTGTAAAGTATTTTCCACTTAGCGTTTCGTGATAATGTTATACAACTAGCCTCAGTACTCAAATGAAACTTTTTTTCTTTAGGGTTTCTATGATTTAACTCTAAAGCTGCAGCATGTATTTTGTAACCACATACCTTACACCCTTTTAATATTTTATACCTATCTAAAATTCTTTTTCCTTTTGCTTTACGCTCACTATTCGTCATTACCCACACTCCTCCTTTTATTGAGTGCATTACTTGCACCACTAAATGTGTTGACTAAGTATGGCTTGACTGACTCAGGGTTTACATGCCCTGTCACTTGCATCAACTCAAGAGTCTCAACACCTGCCTCTACCATCTCAGTGATTGCAGTTCTGCGTAGATCCATAGCTGTCAGTTTCTTTGGTAGTCCTGCAGCTTCCTTGACTTCATTAATTGCATCATCAATGTGATCAATTGCGTAAGGCACATATGCCCCTGCCACTGGTGTAGTCTTAGGTGCTACGTAGTCTTGGAATCCAAAGTCTTGACTCTGTTGTCTAAGCATAGATAGTAGGTCATCAGGTATAGGTAGGTGCACATCAGCACCACGTTTACTTTGTGTTAAATCAAGACGCTTTGCGCTGAAGTTAATGTTGTCCCAAGTCAAGGTACGCATGTCTCCAACACGTTGTGCCCACTCGTATGACATATGTACAATCAGCCCAATGCTACGCCACTTGAAGTTACTATATGCCGTATCAAGAAATTGCATAACCTGGTCACGAGTCCACTTGACCTTGCGTGGCTTAGTGCTCTTCGTCTTGATCAAACGTACTGGGTCATTATCCATTACGTCTAACCTCAAGCTGTACTTCCATGCAGCAGACAAGATAGCCTTACGATAGTTAGCAGTACGTACACCTGACACAAGCCATTTCTCATAGGCTAGATTAGTATGTCTAGCTTTGATGCTACGCACTGTGTAATTACCTAAGAGCCTACCCTCTACGTTAGTCTTTAGTATTACATCCAAGTGTGTCTCGTAATCTTTCTGTGACTTAGCACTCAAGCTACGAAAGTTATTGCTGTGTAGATAGAAGTCTACAATAGCTGATAGCTTCGATGTATGCTTAGGTATGTCTACCATTTTCTCCTCACTTTCCAATAAACCCAACATTCTACACAATGACCTTTGCCTATCAGCATGTCAATTAAATAAACTACGTTAGGCTTTCCCTCTTTCTGCCACTGGTGATTTCTTGCGCTGAACGTCTGATTGTTTTGTCCTCCTAGTATCACGTTTATCAGGACGCTCACTGCTGTCAGTATTCTCTTTAAATAGATTCCCAAGACTTTCGGTAATGTCATCGTGGGGATCGTCTTTCTCATGTACCTCATCATCATTTTTCATATTACACCTATAAACATTAAGAAGATATAAATAAAGGGTGACAAAAGATACAACCCTATTAACCATCTTAATACACTAAAACAAAGGTTCATTATTCTTGTCCAATACATCCCTCCTAAAATAATTAGCCTCACTTCTCCAAAGCATATCAAGATTGTTTACTCCATCATCTTCATGTGACTTAGGTAACAAACCAAGCTGCTCCATATGTTGTAGCAAACTAACTGGTAGCTGTGGTACTTCCATATTTGGAAGACTCTCTGTATATTTGTTTATCTGCATCTGTCTCTCCATAACACTCCTTAATGTAAACAAACTCATTCGTATCATACATCTTTTTCAAATGCAATATATCCTTACGGCTGTCGCTTGAATGATAAGCAAACATTTTCTTTGATGCCTTACTGTATATGTCTAATCCGTAATACATACTACCTCCTACACATTGATATAAGGGTGGGTATTCATAGTGTACTCTATACCCATCTCGTAGTCAGGACTTGCAGCATATAGCTCCGCTAGTGCATCCACTGTAGCCCTTACATTATTGTGGAACATACCTGACGTATCCTGGTAGTCTTCAAAGTCATTGTTTACAGGTATGACTGTGAGTATTTCTTTCCAGTGTTTCCATCTATGATCGTCTGGTTTATCATCTGGGTTCAGACATTTACGGTGTCTCTCGTATACGTAGATAACTGCATCGTTCCACTCACCTACTTTTACTTTATATGTTTTATCCTCTAACATCTTTTTCTCCTCTATAATAATTTAAGTTGTACTGGTTCTTTATATACTTCATCTAATCTAGGATGTAATACTTCTCCAAACTCTATATCACAAAAGTTACCACAATCAGGCATGATCATCTTTTGTTTGCGTCCTGCGTTTGGATCTAGTTCATCCAAGAATATTCCTCTGATACAGCTATTACCCACCTCTCTTTCTGCCCTAGCCATCTTATCAAATGACTCAGGAAAATCTATTCTTATCTTATTCCAGTATCCCATGCCACCTTTGACACAGCCAATGCAATTATTGTTACCATAACCTAGCTCATACATTTTAGGTCTTCTTATTCCTTGCTTCTCAAGGTAGTATAGAGAGGCAGGTTTATCCATCCTTTGTTCTATCAAAGGGAAGATAGGTTTTGCATCAGGGTACTGCTCTTGAAAACGTATAGCTCTATTCACTTCCTTTTTTGTATACTCAAAGCCAAACACTTGAGCACTGTACTCTTCGTTTCTTTCTATCCTTTGCCTTACCATCTTCTTTAGAACAAGTGTACATCTTGCACCGCCAGGACCATTTACATACTTATCTTTTAGTATAACCTCGAACTGATCTTTGTGTTTAGGTGCTCTGTCTACTCTTATCTCCTTCCCATACCAATCTTCACACTGTTCTTTGAATCTTTTATTATCGTCATGAGCACTATCAATAGCAAAGTATATAGGTTCAACGTTATCTATACCGTATTCATCAATAGCTAACTTAGTAGCTACTGCACTTGTTACACCTGCACTCCACCACGCTATGACTTTCATTACTTCCTCCTGTCCTTTACAAAGTTCTCTACTATTCTTTTGTTTGTGCATATGACAAGCACATATCCATCCTTGTCATACGCTACCCATTTCTTCTTGCGCTGCATGATAACTACTCTACTTGTAGCTCTAGACATGCTAGTGTCTCGCTCTTGTTTGATACTAACACAGCCGCTTGGCTCATAGCTGCAACGCATTCTTCTTTACTATCAAATGTATCAACGTGAAAGTATTTCACTGTCTGTGATGTGATTAGTAACTGCATCCATATTAGTGCCCAAACCATAATGTTATCTCCTTTTCCTTATCGTTACTAGTATAGGGGTTATACGTAGCTGTAATTATACTCAGCATCTAAATAATGCCATGCTTGTTCATACTCATAATCCCAATCAGAGGAATGATCATCCTCTTCTGTCTCACCATCTGCTATAAGCCTAGCCCAATGATCTAAGCTAGGCTCATGGTTTAAAGGTAACTCCTCTTGAAATTCAATTATATAGTCAGGTAGGAATAGTACCTTGTCAGCAATCTCAACGTTCATTACGCTGCACTTTCTACCAATACATATCGTGTGTAGCGTTGGCCTGTCACTGGGTGTGCATTCTTTACACCATCAATGCGGTAGCCTCGTTTACGTAGCTCACTGATACGCTTAGGGAATGACTGTATGCTGTAGTCAAGCAATGCTTCACGCAATGTCATACCTTTGGTTGCACGTAGGTGGTTAAGTATCTTTGTATATTGTGTAGTTTTAGCCATTGTTTATATCTCCTTTTTAATAGCTGTAAATATGTCTCGCAGTGTTTGCGTAGACTCTGGTGGTATGCTCAGTGTTTCTCCTGTAGCATCTTGTGTGAGTACGAGTCGGTCATTGTTGTACAACGTAGCTTCCCATCCGTACCCTAAACTTTTCTTTTGTGTTACCTTGGTGTAGCCATCGTCTGCTAGTTCTACACCTTGTGATGTCTTGTAGTTCATTGCTGTGTCTCCTTCTGTTTGTCTGCAATGTCTTGCACTCTATCCATGAGTATAGCTAATGCCACAGTCATATCATCTATGGAAGCCTTTTGTGCACACTCTCTAATAGTTTCCCATGCGTGTGCTTTTTGTGTCACACGTCCAGGATTAGGCTTGTCTTGTATTACTTCCTTAGCTGCAACGTCTATAGCACCAGTGAATGTGTTCAGCCACTTGAGTAGGTTGGGCTTATCCACAGGTACATCTACCATTGATGCATCTATCTTCTTAGCCTCAGCCTGAGTGCCTACCCATTCACCTTGCTTGTTCATGTATAGTCTCATTTACCTAGCACCCTCCGTAAGTCTTCATCAGTTGTTTCTTTTACGTATGTCCAGTCGTATATACTTTCAGTTGTACCTAGTCTTGGCTTGAAGTATCCGACATCTCCTACCTCACCCATGACAACCTTCGCTGCATTGGATGCGTCAATGTCACTGTAGCCTAAGAACTGTACAGCTTTACCATTCTTATGGTATGTCCTAACTTGCATTGTCTGTCCTCATTCTTACATCAAGTCTCCAAGTAAATTGTGTTAGTGTCTCACGTGTTGCAATCCCAACATCTAAGATATGATTTTTAATTGCTTTATGGATCGTGTCTGTTTCATCACACTCCAAGTCTTCCGCTGCTATCACTATATCTTTATACTGCATTTCATTTGTCCTTCTTTGGTGTGTGATACCATGCCCTATCATCATCAGGCATTACATATGAACGCCAATGATTAGGGTGTCCTTCACTATCTGTTATGGGTCTAAAGTCAAACATGTCTTTTAGTTTTGTAGACATGCTTTCTAACTTACGCACCTTGCCTAGATCAGTATCAAACATTTCTCTGAAGTCTGTACATATTGCATCCATGATGTTGTACGCATCTAGTATTTCCAGTACTTCATCACGATTTAATTGTGTCTTTAGTTTTAGTTTCTTGTTAGTCATTTTAATAGTCCTCCTCTAATCCTGACCATATGTATGCTAGATACTTCCAGAATGTTTTACCGAATGCATCATTGATTAAGTCATCCATCTCTTGTTCAGTCATTGTGTTTGCTCCTATACTCTGTTGAACTCATACACAGCCGTAGCAAACCCTCGTGGTGTTGCGCTGCGTATATCTTTGGTGCGCTGAGACTTACCGCCTAGCTTTAAGTGTTGTGCGCTGTAGCCGTTGGGCTTGCACGTTGGTATCCTGTGAGGCATACGGAAAGATTTGCTAGTCCATAGGCAAGTCTTCTTAGTGTACGCATCTTTAGGTGCAATGTAGTCAGGCCATCGTGGGTGTTCTGCTTCATCGTCAGGTATGTATTCACCATACTCATACGGATGGAAACTATGGTCAGGCTTACGCCACTTGGTAGCAAGAACTGATACTGGGTTTTCTATGAAGTATGGGCAATCAAAGTGCCAGAATAAATGTTCACAGTCAATCGCATGTTGTACAGCTTCGTCTTGAAATCCTGGATTTGCCTCCTCCTTACGTTTGAACCATGCTGCACCTGACACAGCCAAGTCTGTACAGACAGGGAATGCCATGCCGAATACTACACGTTTATGGTTAAACTCTTTGAAGATCTTTCTGTGTGTATCATAGTCATGCAAGTCAGCATGTCTGTAGTGTATTGATCCTACATGCTCATCGTTTTTATTGCCGTAGCTTTCAATAGTCCAACCCTCATGCTGAATATCAAATGCGTAACAAGTGTAACCATTCATAGCCCAAGGCTTGAGTGCCTCGCCTGTGTAGTCGTATAGACTAATTACTATTCCCTTGCTCATCTCTCTTGTTCCTCCAATAAGTTGATAACTCTAGTCTTACATACTCTAGTTTTGGGTTGTCAATAAGCTCATGTTGTATTTCCAATAAACGTGTGCTTTCTGTGCCTATATAAGCCATTAAACGTTCACTGTTTTCGTCTGTATACTTAGCTATTACATCAAAGAACATTAGTTATACCTCTCTTCATCTGCTCTATCCGTATATGTGCAGTGACCCTCGTCAATCAGACGCTTTGCTGTACGTCCAAACCAACCTTGTAAACGCCACGCCAAACCTGTGTCTATCAAGAATTGCCAAGCTGCTGTCTCCTCTTCGTTGTCTGCCATGACTAGCTGCTCACAAATCTGCACAGCTAATTCTGGTGTAAAAGTATATTGTTTTTCCATTGTGTTACCTCCTATTCTATAAAAGCAAATCCACCACCATTGCCCTCTGTATCTTGCGACAAGATAAGCTTATATCTTTGGTCACCTAATCGCATCTTGAACGTAGGCCAATATTGATGTGGATCAAACTCACATTGCACCATTTTAAAGTCCAGTATATTTGATCCTACTAGTTGTTTGAACTGCTTATTGTATGCAGGTATTGCGTCTTTTGTAATCATGATACTACCTCCTCTTTAGGCTTACCGTATGGATGCGTATACGTTTCCACCTCTACTTTCTTAAACCATTGCTTAACTTGTGTGTCAGTAAGCTTGTACTCTTTGCCTGACAAAAGATCCTGTGCTATCCACGGCATTTTACTTGCCTTAGTTTTATATCCTACCAAACTAAACTTATACTGTACTGACCTATGATCTTCATATGCTTTGATCTTAGATGTATCCAATCCAATTAGGTTAGCCATTTGAGTTAAATCTTTTTGTTCTTTGGTTTCTGCTCCATCAAGTAAAACATTCACTTTGTATGTAGCCTCGCCACCATTGTAGGTACAGTTAGCTACATTAAAAGAAGCTTTGGCTAAATCTAAAGATGAACCTTGTAATTCTGCACCTCCTAGTTCGTTTTGCATTCTGTCCAGTGCGTCTTGCATTGCTTGACGTATTGCTTTCAGTTGTGGTTTTGTAAAGTTAGTCATTGTGTTTCCTCTTTTTCATCACTATCAGTTAATTCAAACCTTAGATAAACAGAGTTTGGAAAATGGCTCTGTAAATCAAAGTCTATGTTATGTTCATTAAGAAAGTTTAATAATTCATCATACGTCACTTGTAATTCCTCCTTATATGTCTACTACAAATCCTGTTGTATCTTTCTTAGCTTTACCCTTTGCGTACAATGCCACAATGGAATTGCTAGGGTCAAGAAAGCGTAAGTCATCTTTGTCTCCATCTGTCACATTTATGCCACGCCATTCGGGTAGCTTGTACTCCTTACGGAATACCACTGCTGCATTCATACCATTGTCGAGTGCATCTTGTAGCTTGTCAGCATACTGGATATTCGCACCTGAATAAGACCACGTTAAGTGGTAGTTGAATATGTTCTTAGTCTTTCTGTTAGAAATCTTGGTGTAGTCGTAGAATTGCACAGATGGGAATAACTCAAAGATATTTTGACCATCTAGCTTGACTGTCTCCCAACGTATGTCTGTTGTGCCGTTCAGCCTAACGCATGGCTGTATGCCACGCTTGTCACAATAAGCTTGAAACTTGGTAATGTCTGTATGTAGTTGACGCATAAAGCTTTCACGATCTTTGTAATACCATTCGGTCTTACGCATTCGTGCAGCTTGCACATTGTTGAATGCACCACGCCCTGCTGTATACAAACAAGCGTCAATACAGTTTGCTTGTTCAGCCATAGGGCAAGAGTTGAAAGCTTTACCATCAACCATAACTTTCCACGGTGTCATGTAAAGTATAGCTGTAAGGTATTCACTACCATCACCTTTGATTGTCTTGGCATTTGTTCCTACGCCTAATAATTTGTATGTCATGTTTACACCTCCTTATAATATGCTGCACGATACTGATCAGCACTGGGTATTTCACCTTCTAGTGCCGCCCATATTCTGTTCCAATCACCTTTGTAAGCTTTACGCTCTAGTAACACTTTTCCATCTTCACCATGTAGCACTGTAATTGCACCATTGAGTAGGTACACTTTTATTGTTGCTGCACCTCTGTCTGTAAAGTTAGACGTTATTAACTCATAGTCATCCGACACTTTCATTGTATCAGGATCAACATTCATTAACGTCTGTAAATCAGAATACATCATGTCGCATTCGTTAACGTCAATCGTATCTGTAAGCGTACCATTGGCTTGTTCATAGAACGTGTAGCCGTCACTTGTCTTGTATATGTTCATTGTCTTTCCTCCGTTTGTGTTACTTTATGAGGGTACATCTACTTGGGAGGTTTTCAGATGCACCCACAAAAAGTAACTGTCTAAAGTATAGTCACACCCTAAGCCCATGCGTCAATAGCGCAAGAATGAGTTGGCTCATTTTAGCTCAGGGTGTAACCGAATAGTCACAATCTGTTAG